ATATCTTCGATTACCATAAAAGTAATTTCCATTGGTTAGTTGTGCTTCAAAACTTAAACTAAAACTTTGCGGTAAGGTTGTAGCGCCTCCTCCAGCAGATGGCTCTAATGATATCTTCTGTGTGCTGTTATCGTATGTAAGAACATGGTTGTCTTGACCTGCACCTACTGACTGGTCTACGTCAAATATAAAATTACCTAGCTTGACGTCACCTGTGCCATGTGGGTTTAGTTCAATATCACCGTTTGAACCGCTTATGATTTCATTACCGTTTACATCTAAGTCTCCACCTAGCTGCGGTGTAGTGTCACTAACAATATCTTGTATACCATCTGCCCCAGCAGGTCCTTGAGCACCTTGTGGACCTGTAGCACCTTGTGGACCCGTAGCACCCGTAGACCCAGCAGGACCCTGAGCTCCTGTAGCTCCCGCAGGTCCTTGCGCTCCCGTAGCACCAGCAGGACCTTGTGGACCAGTGGCTCCTGTAGAACCTTGCGCTCCTGTAGAACCTTGCGCTCCTGTAGCTCCTGTAGCCCCTGGGATACCAACTGAAGATACCGTCAAGTTGTTGACAGTAGATACTGCTGTAAGAACGGTTTGTTGACTTGGGAGGTTTAGCTTTACTGTGTTACCAGTAGATATGTTTAGGGTCAAATTCATTATACGCTCACATCATCGTTTATAGTGAATGTTCCAGCAAGCCACGTGGTAGCCTCTCCGCTGACTAATGCCTCAATATCATAAACGTACTCACCAGCTGCGGCAGCAGCCATGTTGGTGTTACTCCCAGTAATTACTAAGCGACCAGTAGTACCTCCATCATTGAGAGAGGTTGTTAGTTGCTTAGTACCACTAGACGGTACTGTACTGAGTACGATGGCAGTGTCACTATCACCATATGCAGCGTCAGCGTTTAACGCATTTCTTACCTCCATCTTAATGGTGTAACCTGAAAGGTTAAGAGCAGCTCCTGCGGAGTCCGTCACATCAATAGATAGTTTGAAGGTATCTCCCTTTCTGCATGTGATATCCACACGCTTTGAAATATCAAGATTTATTTTAGACATCTCCTAGAATTTGATTTACTATATCTGTATTAGCGTCAGTCTGTTCTTCCATAACTGGACGCTCTCCTTTTCTTTGTGCTATAAGCTTAGACTGCTCAACAGCTTGCTTCTGTACCCTGTTGTCTTTTCTGTCTTCCTTAAGAACCTCTAGCTTTTCCTTGAACTCTTGGTCATCAGTCTTGAATCCAAGCGATGCTTGAGCACGAATCATTTCAATCTCTTTCTTCATCTGATGGAGAGCAGAAGCAACTTGAACGTCTAACTGACCTTTAAGCTGCAACTTTTGAGCTTCTATTTGAGCTTCCATTTGCATCTTTTGAGCCTGAACCTGAGCAGCCATCTGCTGTGCTTGAGAGTTCGCCTGAGCCTGAGCCTGAATGTTTTGTTGTTGCATCTGCTGACGCATTTGCATTCTTTTTCTCCTTCTGATGGCAAGTAGCCTTTGAGCTTGGTCGATGTCCTTTACCTCTCTAACAGCGATAGCATCCTCAAGGTCTATCTCCCTTTGTGCTAACGAGGCTTGAAGGTTTTGCTCTAAGAATATTCTATCCTCGTCGGACATATCTCTAACAACTCTAATACCATAGTTGTACATAGGTATTTCATTAAAGCTACTTAGAATGTCCATACTTATATCACCAATAGCCTTACTATAAACCCTATACAAAACAGAGTCATTAGGTATGACCTGAAGACATTTTATAATGTCAGAACAAACCCTCTTGTAAATAATCAAGCTGGCATTTGTTATGTCGTAAAGGGCATTGTTACCAGCGGCAAGTGCCTGCTGTCTTACACCAACAAGAGCATCACCCTTAGGAGTAGATGCATCCATGACCTCATTGATACCCGTAGCGTCACGAATCATTCTGAGGTAGTGGTTGTACAATCCAATGTACTCGTTGATGTTTCTAATACTATTCTCAATAGAACGTATAGGAGGATTTTGGAATCCACCTTCTGGGTTCTTACTTCTATAGTAGAAGACACCCGTTTGTTCGTAAATGTCTTGAATGTCTAATGGTTGCAATTCACCACCTCTACCGAGCTGGACGTTTTCCAGTCCTTCGATGTCAACCAATATACCGTCAGGCTTCGCCTTAGCGATTGCCTGTTGTATCTTCAAGTGAGTAAGTTGAAGTTGGTCAGCAAAACCAATGACACCACTCACTAAAGACTTAGGCATCATCCTCCTCATGTTAGTACAAGACACACTGTAAGACATCTTGGTCTTAGTTAAGTCGTGTATGTTCTTAGGCATGTTTGACTGAAGACCATAATTAAACAGACAGTTGTAACCTATAATAAAGCTACCAGAGTAGACCATCTGGTTCTCCATCTTTACTGGCTCTCTCTCGTACACAGAGTTTGGTGACTCCTTGTACTCAGAACCCTTGAAGTAGAACCCCATATTTCCATACTGAGATTCTTTACTTTCATAATACACACAGTCAACTGTTAAGAACTCAAAGTCCATAACATCAACCAAGTAAGTGTCATAACCATAATTAAAGGTTCCTGAAGCTGTTGAGTAGTCTCTTCTAGCAAATGCCTTTGAGTCATTATAACTCTTGTGCATTACAGCTTTTGCTATCTCCTCATACTTCTCTTCTGAGATTTGATTCCCAGCTCTTCTCTTCAACTCCTGAATGCTAATCCTAGAAACATGACCAGCATAAACTATATCGCTTAAGTTTGGGTCCTCAGTATAACTATGAATGAAGTTTGCTGGGTCTATGTATCTAGTTACGATACCATAGTTGGGGTCGTTATCTCTTTTGACAACACCCATACCACATACAACTAAGTCTTCAATATTACGTCTGTATATGTCTTGGTCAAAATCATTCCAGTCCAACGTCAAGGATGTTGCCAACTGAGCAGCAATCTCTGAGCTAGTCTTGACGTTTTGGTCCATGAAGATTTCAGCCTCCTCGGTGGTATCTGGTAAAGTGTCTGGGTCTATATTTGGAGTAAGACCAATAGCCTTAGCTTCCATCAATAATTCCTTATCACCAATAGATGATTCTATCTCAGCCTTTTTTGCATCTTTCTCTTGCTTGCTAATAGGGTCTATAGCCTCTACCTTTGGGTATGGCTTTCTTGATAGGACTCTGTTAACAACTACCTTAACAAACTTAGGGACGATAGGCACTGGACTCCAGTCGAGGTTCAGCAGTGTACCATCACCATTGTTTGGGTCAAGAGAGTTTAGAATCTGTTTATAGATGCTAGTGTCTTGTGTCCCGTTAGCGTAATCACGACTCTTTTCGAATTCGTGTCTTCTTCGGCTGTATAGGCTGGAGCTATCCTCCCCCCTTCCCCATTGCGCTTCTATCGCCTTTGCAAACTGCAAGCCATAGCTTTGACTCATCTTTTCCTCTGGTGAAGCAAACGGGTCTGGGAATCCTGCCTTATTCGTGTTTTTGTTTTTATAACTCATTATCTAGATTGGAGCTCACTTGCAAATATAGCAATACATTGTCGTGTTTCAGATTACTTATATCTTCGGAAGAAAACCTTCTCCTCAAAGTTAACGACCTTCTTCTTTTTCTTAACCTTTTGGGCAGCCAACAAAGCCAAGCCAGAGCTAATGGTAAGGTCAAACTTCGTCCTGTTGTCTATTTTAAATCCTATCCAATCTTCTAGTGTCCTGTTGAAATGCATCCTGCCTGGATTCCCCTCGTCATCTGAACCAACATGGTTATGTATGTAGTCCTCAATGGCTGAAGCGTGAGCCTGTATTACGTCTTGAGAGTTGGATGGTATACCCTTAGTCTTTACGGTCATTTGATTTTTAGAGGAGCTAAGATGAGCTGGTCTATCCATCACATATCCATCATAACCCCTTGATTCAAAGTACCTTACGATACCATACTTGTTATTCTCAATCAGTAGTGGATAGCCATAGAAAACTGCTGCCATCAGAACATCCTCATAGAATATACTAGCCATAGGTGGTCTACTCGCATACTCAGCAACGAACATGTTTGAAGCACCATCAAGATTAAACTTATTGTAAATGTGGCACGCACCTTTTGATGACCTACCGTCAACTGTAGCGTCAAGGTCATAGCTATCTACTCCCCCACATCCAATGTTAGGATTCGGTGGGACCCTCTTACTTCCTTGAGTCTTCATCACACTCCTGTCTTCCTGAGATGGGGTCCAACAGATTCGCCATCTACCATTAGGGTCTGGATTGAATATAACCTTCGTGTCCTTTACACCGTTAGCCCATTGGAAGTTTCCAACAACAACAGGACTAGGGAACAGTGCATCGTTGTATTCCATCTGCTCGTATATTTTGCCAATGTTGAAAAGGCTACCCTCTATACTATCCCTGAACGCCTCATCAGTAGTGAAAGGGAACTGACGAACTATCTCATTCATCTCCCTAGCATCATGCTTAACGGCATCCCTCTCATTCTTTAAGAAGCTCTTAGAGCCCATAGCCATCATCTCACCATCAAGTGTTTGTATAGGTGATGAGGGGTCTACAGTTATCGGGTTCCCATGTACATCAAAGAATCCCTCTAGAGCTTCATAGGCAGGGATAAACAAACGATACAGACCTGAGGTAGTCCTACCATTGGCATTCCTCTTGTTTGTGTCAGAATCATCCCATAGCTTTTTGTACTCAGAACCGCCCTTGTCTAGTGGGTTTACCGTTGAGCCTACGAGTGCCTTACCCACAACCCTACGACCAACTATTAAACACGTTCTCTCAATCCTCCAAGCTTCCCTGATGTCAGCAGGCTTCTCCCACTTACCAGCCTCATCCATGTATAGCATGTGCAGCTTCTCACCATCGTAAGCGTTGTTAGTGGTGTTCTTCCAGTTGAGTACCGTGTTAAGTGCGTCACCTACATTGGTGGTCTTGTTGTTCTTTGTAATCCTCTTTGATGGCTCACGGAAGGCAAGCTCAACCCTTGGGTTTGTCGTACCGTCTTGAATTGGTTTGAAGAAGAATGGGTAGTTCCGAAACATCGAAACGCATTTCTTCATGAAGATATTCTCCTGAGCATCCTTACCAGTCTTTGACTGAATGCCAAGAAGTTTGTCTTTAACTTGACTAGCTTCATTAACAAGGACAGAAGCGCAGATATTAGTATAACCAGACCTACGGCACTTAGTGTAAAGCTGCCCAATACAACGCGGGTCAACTTCGCAAGCAGCCATGTGAAGAAATATCTCTCTTTGGAACTTGAGGTAAGACGGGAACCCGACATCAATCTTGCTCCACTGTAGGAACATGTAGTGCCTCCCAGTGATAAACGTAGGTACACCCTGATTGTAAAACCAAAAACCTTCACTACGCCTTCGAAACTCCTCCTCGATATAAGGACGGAATCTTTCTCGAAACTCCTTTGGAGTCTGCTGCCACTCGTCCATGCTTCTAATACGGGACAACTCCTGTGGCATAGATACCCTTCTCCACACTTGCATACTTGTCTCCAAGTCTTCACCTGAGATTCCTGACTTTGGGGTCTTTGGTAAGCCAATGAGAAGGCTGCCGACTTCCACGATATCTCCGAGCGTACCCTTGGGGCAAATCTTAATAACCTTGTCATCATAACCCTCTACATCTACTAGATTGCTCATTTAGAAAATTTCTCTGCAAACCCTCCTGAATAGTCTTTAGCATCCTCAATGGAGCCGTTAGCCTGTAAGTCTTTGACCATCTGCTCTAGCCTCTGTCTCTCAACGAGAAGCTCCTTGCAGTCAATCGCGGTCTGCTTGATTGATTGTAATTCTGCCTTTCTTTGCGTACCACCAGCCTCTGGGTCAACAGGCTTTCTGACCTCATCAATCATGTTATTGATTGCCACCTCCATAGACTTCATAAGTCTTTTGGCTGCTGCTGTTGTGGTGAACTTAGTTGACGACATAGCTGATGTTATCTGACAACATACGATAAACTATCGTGCCGTCATCAAGCTTCATCTTATAGTCTCTGTCCTTATCAAAACCTACAGTGTCTCCAGCCTTTACGCCCTGTGCTATATGGTCGGGATGAGGCATAAACATCTTAGCCTCCTTTTCGTATTCGACATCACTAACATCTAGGTCAACAATGATTCCAGATTCAGTGACCTCCTCAACAGACTCTACCTCTATAGGTTGTACGAAGACCCACCCAGCAAGCATGTGTAGCTCACCATCCGAATCCCTGTATGCAATAGCATGGCTTTGGTTTGTTTGGTTCTCATCATAAAATACGATGTACTTATTCTCACCAAGTTCTAGGCTTTTACTTATAGTGACGTGGTGATGGAAGAACAGTGTATCTCCCTTCTTTACGCCAGTGTCGTAAATTAATGGTGCGCTAAGAACTTCGCCATAGCATATCCTGTGGTCGAACTCGTTGAACCTAGTGTCTAAAAATAATTCTTTTCCCCCGACAGTAACCTTGTCAGTTGTCTTCTCAGGGACCTGTACAATAAAGTGTCTTAAAGCTTTCATTCGAAATTACAATCATATTCAATTAAAATAGGTAGATTCTCAATCGTCTTCCATATGTACGTTGAGTCGTCGTCTTCTACAAAGACATGATACCTTCTTACATTATACTTATATAGGGCTGCCTCGTCTTCCTTGATGGCACAGACATTACCCTGCCCAGCCCTCATACCGACATAGTATGCCAATGCGTCCTTGGGGTTTGCCCCAATGACAATCTTTCTTATTAAATCCATTTGTTTAGTTTAAAAGAAAATTCATGTCACCGCTGCTTTCATCTTCAGATGCGACATAGGCTTCAGCCTGAAGTGTCATGAACTTCTCAAATTCTTCAATGTCTTTTACATTCCACCCGTAGTGTAGATTCCATTTTTGAACCCCACCTCTGTCTTCCTCGATATACCCAACGGACATCGTGTACACCAACTCGACTGATGCTTTGTATTTATCAATAATGTCCTCTATGCGTTCGAACACATCTTGTAGTTCGTCGCGCATTGCTTCTTTTAAAATATCATCCATTAGGCGTTAACAAAAACTGCTGGAGTAGCGATATTTGTTGTAGTATGGAGGTTTGCGTTTACAAGCCAAGTGTTTTCAGCAATCAGTGTGCACATAATTTCATCACCAACTTCACCACCCTTACCTCCATTAGCAACGTCTAGCTCTATAACATCATTAGTAGTAACTGATAAAGGGACAGTATGTACTCTAAGGGGAATAGAAGAAGCACTTGTCTCATCTGCCATTATTACGGCTTTACCACAAAAGAACCCACTACTCGTTGCCCTTATCCTGTGGACAGTTCCGCCCTTGGGTGTCTTGATGACAAACTTGAAAAACATACCAACATTTGCTGCGGCTCCTGCTGGGAGATTGACTTCAACCTGAGAAGCTCCCATTGCGTTAAGGTCTAGGTAGTATGTTCTATTTGCACCAGTAGATGCGTTTCTATCCGCAGTGAGGGTGACATCACTTGTGGATGTTATGTTTGTTATTGTCTCAAACCCCTTCTCTATGGTTATAGCGTTTGATGCAGTGTTAAGGTGTGCGTTGATACCATGACCACCTGTGAAGGTTAATGTCGCCCCATCACCACCAGCTGTACCTTGGATGGCTACAGTAGGGTCAGTACCAAAGTCTGAACCATTAGCATTACCAGCTGCTGTAGTTACAGATACACCAGAAGAACCTGGGAAGGCTCTTTTAGATATCACCCCGCCTGAGCTTATCACTAGCGAGCTTGACTCTGAAGTTGTAGCCAGCCCTGTGATTACCAAACCATCCGAACTTGCATCAAACTGCGTAGCGTCAGTGGCTAGGCTCAACCTTGTGTCATTACCCGCACCATCGCTAATCACATGATACCCACTAGATTTAGCGGTTAGTATTGTGTTGTCAGTAGTTTTGAGTAGACCACTGTAACTATCTTTTATTCTGTTTCCTGAAAGATTAGTTCCCATCTTTTTAAATTTGTTACAAATATACTATAATGGGAAGAAGTCATCCAAGTAGAAAAAGAAGGGACTTTAGTAAGTTGAATAACAGGTATGTCAACAAGAACTATTTAAAGAAGTGGTCTCTTGTTACCAAGGACATATCTAGCAACTACGGGGTGTCTCAGACAGAACTTGAGTTCATGTTGTTTATATATGACTACGAGTTTTTCACTGTGTCACACGTAGCAAAGGTATTGAAGAGAAGCAAGAAGAAACTATACGACAGGACTGTGTTACCACTCAAGAGAGAGGGGCATATAGAAACGGTGTACCACGGAAAGGGGGTGGATGCATATGTCGATGCGTTGTTCCATGAGCGAGGTGTAAACAATGAGAACAGATTGAGTCTGTCACAGAAGGGTAGGTTGCTTGTCCAGCGAGTGTATAGAAAGCTAGAGGGTGGGGAACCTATTAACTCTTAGACTATCTATTAACCTCTGTCTGATACTCTCTATCAAACTTCTCGTTGTAGCCAAGAATCTTGTAAGCGTAGTCTTTAGTTTCTGTAGGAAATTCTTGTAGCCAGTCCAAAGAGTTGTATATATCATAACCCTTTTCCTTAACCTTATTAAGTAGTCTCACTGTTGCAGTAGGTCCAAAGTTATATGCGGCTAATGCTTTAGCCATTCTAACCTCTTCACTACCAGTATTCCAACTTCTATCTAAAAGGTTATCCATGTAAGCACGTTGAGCACTACGAGCCTGTGCTGCATCAGTTGGGTCAAAGTCATCACCAACCAAACCTTTGTCTTTCAAGAATCGTTCAGTGATTGGGGTAATCTGTGCAGGTCCTCTAGCTCCAGCTGGTGATACAGCTTCTGTATTTGGTCTATCACCATACCCACTAGACTCCTTAAACTCTTGCCTTCTCAGTATAGTTTCATAGTTACCTGGTCCTTCAGCTGAAAAGTCAACACTTGCAGATGGTTTCTTTGGGTCACCATTATCTGAAAACCTACTTATTCTATATGCTTTTTTAGCAGACTCCCTTCTAGCAGACCTCATGCTTCAAGTTCTTTTTTTATTCTGTCTATAGTTGATTGGTAGTTCATCATCTGCTCCTTCAACATTCTCCTTTCTTTGAGAGTTTCTTTATAGTCGAATCTGTCCTCACCGCCAAGAGCTTTCAATCTCTGCTTTGTATCTTCTAGCATTTCTTCAGCAAACTTCAAGCTTTCTTCTGGAGTAGCCTTTTTTTCTTTAGGAGTTTTATCTACCATTGTACCCTCTTCAGCTCTACGCATTTTCATGCCGTACATTGCTTTCTTGAGGTCTTTAGAACCTTTTCCATCCGCTGCGAAGAACGGAACGGTTTTACCGTTGTGCTTTACCATTTTCATAAGCACAAATATAATAGTAATTTATCTACCTTGAGATGCGTAAGGTTTCTTATAGTTTTGACTGCCCTTGTTGGAGGAGTTCTTTTTAGAGTGCTGTCCTGGTCTCTTCTTACGAACCTTCTTAACGTAAGTGTCGAATGTAGTTTTTCTAGCCACGTCTCAAATCTGTATCGTGCTTCTTTGAGCCTCTGATGAAACTGTTGACTCTACCCATAGCCCATGCCGCCATAGATGCTCCTCTTCTAGAACCTGAAGACATCCACGCACCTTGTCCGCGCCTGTACACCTTAGATAGTGTACCATATGATATGCCTGAGGACTTAGCCTTCTTCTGTAGTGTCGCTTTTGTGGAGGAGCTTAGTGGCTTTGCCTTAACCTTAGCACCCTTCTTAGCAACCCTCTTTCTGAAAGCACTCAAAGGTATTTTCTTCCCCGCCTTGTAAGCTGCCGCCATGGACTTCTTGTTCTTAGCATCCTCCTCTTCGGAAGCCTTGATGTCCTTGCCTTGCTTCGGGTCAGTGTACTTTTTAGGTAATCCTAATCTGTATGGTTGGGTTCTCTTACTTGCCATGCTTGGCTAGTTTAAACTTTGCCTTTTCGACAGCTCCTGCGTGAGGCTGATACTCCCCAACCATTAGATAGTATCTCCCAGACTCCTCCATCCAGTGATGTCCTTTTGGCGGGTCAATAGATACTGTCTTGTTGGTTATCGTGAGCTTCTGTCTCTCCTTTCTCTTGGCTGTCTTCATGACTTCTTCTTTACCTTCATTCCGTACATAGCCTTCTCACCTGACTTTGCCATCTTCATCTGACGCTTTCTTTCTGTCTCAACCATCTTATCCAAAGCCTCTGGTCTCAATCCAGACATTAAGTATATCATACTATACGTCTCAAGTTCTTCCTGTGGTATTTCTACATCTGGGAACTCCTCTGAGAATCTTTTCTTAGTATCAGCTAGTACGCTCTCCTTGGTTACCTTAGGGTCTCCATTTACTTCAGCACCCTCTTGTGCTTTTTTATACTTGTACATCATGGCACAAATATAATCATTTAGTAAGTCCCCAATTGTGGTTAGAGTATCCAAGGCTGACCTTGAAGTCTATGTCCCTGATGTTTAGTGACAGATTCTCCTTCTGACGCTTTATCTTAGCCTTTGTTCTAAACGCCTCTTTTATTATTCTGTTACGGTGGTAGGGTGAGTTCCAGATTAGTCTCTTATCATTCCCTGACAGAACGATGTCTCTCACCTTGTGTTCTTTCCTTGCCTTGCCATCATATATGACGACATCGCATAAGTGTATTGGGTCTCTCATGTTGCTCTAACGAAAAATAATAAAGTGTATTGTGTAAGGACAGAAATATTATTGCACTTGGTTCTTAGCAAGAAGAATCTTCACCTCTTGAACCTCCTTGAGTAATAGCTTGATGTCCTCCTTCATCTCAGAATTATCCGTCTCCAATGATATGACTCTTGACTTTAAAGAAGAGTAGTCAGCTTGATGCTTTATCCATATCCCAATCAATGAACCAGCTATAGCTATAAGCTCAAATTGTGTTAGTGCGTCCATGACAACAAAAATAGTAAAAACCATCCTTCATAAATAAAAAACTACTCACCTGATTTGTAACAGATTACATCCTCCCGAAATGTTCTAGGTACGAAATGCATAACATATATAGGGGAAGGGTACAGAATGCATAACATATATAGAGGGTACGAAAAGCACCACATATATAGAGGGTATATAAATAAAGAAGCCTACGTCAGGGCATAGGCATGGCTTATTCACTTATTAGCTCACTGTATTCAAAGAGCTCAAGCGTAACAGATTGTTGTTAGCTCTTTAGGTAGAGAACAAGACTGCGAAGCTAAGTCTTAGTGACTACCGTTGCGCTCATGAGCCGATGCGAAGTTACACGAAAAAAATGACAATGTCAAGTATACTTGCGTTTATTCTTGCATGTGAGTTTACTATATAGGTATGTCACATATGCAAAGAATGATATCAAGAATACCAAGAAGTAAAACATGATGAATCTGATGTATTTCAAGCCTCAAGTTTCCACAAAGATAACCCCGAAAACATATCGCTGGTTACGTGAAAATAGATGTCAGTAATACACACCGTGGGGATTATTATATTATAAATCAATTGCTAAACAAAAAACAAATTGATTTTACAAAACCCACCCCCTAAAACTTTTTGCGATTTGCGCGTAGAATTCTAGCTTTTTCTGTAGACTCATGATGAGGTTGCTGATAGATGTATGCATAGTATGTGGGTACACGATGACAGTACAAGGATGCATTCGATTGATAGCTTGACGACAAGCAGGTACAATCACACCCACATTTTTTTTGCCTCTGCATATACTACCATCATTGGGGATTCAACAAACACATAAATTTTTTTTTACTCTGCACACAATATTGAAAACATGCACGACGTTATACTATCAAACAAACCAATAATTTTATAGTTATGAGCAAAGCAATTAATCAATTCAAGTTAATGGATATCCTAGATTTCACCGTAGAACAAAAGTACTATGAATGTGGAAATGAGTATCAGCAAAAGTTAGCGGAATTTAGTTTCGATGAAGTGTACGAAGGATACAAGTTATTTTTCTATAGAATAGAATGTGAGAACACTACTCCATCTGTATACTATGAATCATCATCTAATCACGGAGGTTTTGCGTCGACTAGAAACACGTACAAAACACTTGAGGAAATGTGTGATATGTACGACGAATGGATTAACGAGAAAAGAAATCAAGGATAAATCAAAACGGGGGGGGGTTTCCCCTCCCTTCACTAACCACTAAAATTTAATATTATGACCGATTCATCTGTCAATACAATAAAAAAATTTGGAATCACTGATTGTAAAATCGCCTATAAGTCTAACACCGAGGAGGGATTTTCTGTAAAGGCATTAGCAAAAATTTTAAAGACAAGCACAAAGGAAGTTAGGCAAATGATTGAAGCAGGTATGGAAGTCGATAAAACGCGTGAAGATATAACGGCAATGATTACCGTAAGGTCTAAAAAAAGAACTGCCTACGGTCAATTTAAAAAAGGTGCTCAAGAATATTTGAACTTAAAAAACTTTAAACAGGCAAGAAATTGCATTAAAGCCTGTGAGAAAATAGAATCAGAACTCCAATCGTTGAACAAATGTATTTGGGCTGAAACGTCGTTAATTGATTCATTAGAGAAGTAAAACAAACACACTAACAAGGGGGGGATTTCCCCTCCCCATTAAAACCCAATACCATGAGTTTATCGAAAGTATGCGGAGACGAAACGCTGACCATCAGAAGATGCGAGAACGACAGTTACTCTGTTTGTTTGAATGATGAGTGCTTAAAGGATGGCATGACCATCGACGAGGCAGTGAATTTTTTTCAATCATTCGCACAATAAAAGAAATACACTTACGTTATTACTATATACACACTAAAACCCAATACCATGAATTTAAACATCGCAGATTTCCACAAAGAGTTAAACAGATTGTCAAAGAATGAGAATGCCGTAAGAGATGACCAAGGAGGTGTAATCTTGTCAGAAGCTACAGATGTTCTCAACAAGCTAGTTACCATGCTTTTTAATGATATTGAACGGTCAAAAAACAATGTAAATACTCTTTTAGAAACGCATGAATACTTACAAAATGGAAGTCGTGAAAACTTCCCAAGACTCACTGATTTTCTAGATGAGAATGGTAGTAGTATTCAAAAGGATTATATCCAAAGAAATTGTGAATTCAGAAGAACTAACGAAAGTATTTTATTTGAATTAATGCTCATGATGAAAGGAGATGAGCAATAAAACAAATCAACTCACGTTATTACTATATACACACTAAAACCAATATCATGGAACCGTTTGAAGCAATAGTGACGTTCTACGTAAACTGTGGACTACAGCAAAGAACATGGTCAGTAGAAAAAGAATTCAAGAACAAACAGCACTTGGATAACTTCATCTCATACATCGAAAGAAAAAAAGGATACAATTTAGATGAGGTTCATACAATAAAGTAAATCAACTCACGTTATTAATATATACACACTAAGAAAATGAAAAACTACAAAAGAAAAATTATCAAAGATGCAATAGTACAAGCATTGAGGAATGGGAAAAAAGAAGCAATAATAGATGGCTTAACGGTAGATGTAAACTACGAGCCTCAAAGAGTAGGTACGATGACTCAACAGAATCTGTACTTTGAAAAGTGGCTGGATGCAATTATTAACAAACAAACCAATATCTAAAAGCATGAATACTAAGAAATCAAGAGTAAAAAGACAAGTAGAAACGGTATCCTTTTACGAGACGAGTATAGGGGCTATATCGAAACCAAAGAAGGTGATAATGAATGTTGAAGTTGAGGTTGAATCTGATTGGGGCTGTTTCGAAATCGCTGATGAAGGTACTTGGGGTGAACAGTTTTACGCAGAAGGTGAACTAGAGATAGCTAACGGCGTGCTGTATGGATACGATGGAATCTTCGCACTTCCCGATTACATCATCGACATACTAAAGGAATTGAATATTAATACTGAACAAATAGAAAATGATTTGTATGAATGATAACAAGTTAATAGCAGAGTTCATGGGCGCAGATAACCTATACGATGGGATGTCTGATGCTAGAGCAAAGAGAATATATAATTACCACACTTCTTGGGATTGGCTTATGCCCGTAGCGCAAAAGTGCAGGCTAGATAGTAGATGCGAGTATGACGATGATGATTTTTGGAACGACATACATTGGGCTTTAGAAGAATGTAATCTTGCTTTAACATACAAAGCAGTAGTGGAATTTATTAAAAACAATAACGATGAAAGATAAAGTTTATTGGACTATGCGTAATGGTCATAAGATTGATGTAGATGACATGGATACTAACCACCTACGCAACACATTGAAGATGCTTATTAGACGTATTGATGCACTGAATATGAGGCGAGCAACTAGACGAGACTTCGTAGTCAATGGTGAGATGGCTCAAGAGCATGCAGACAATTACGAAATCTACAGAGCAACGGGAATGCTTCCCGAAGACTTCCAACAAGAGAGATGGGAAGATTTTTAAGACATCAAACAATAAAACAATATTGCTCACGTTATAAAATAAAAACAAATGAAAGTAGTAAAGACGAAACATGATGGTTGGGAATGCGTACCCGAATTCGCTGAGGTAGCTGAAGTGATTAACTGTTATCGAGGTACTCTGTTTGAGATAGAGTACATGCAAAGAAAGCTATCGGCAAACGACATCATTGAGGACTTGAAAGATTTATCATTCAGAATATCGTCAGCGTGTGAAGAATTACAAAGACAAGGCGTAAATGAAATGACATTCGAGACAATAAAAGAATCAGAGTAACGTTATTAATACAAACAAAACAAAATGAAATATACAGAAACAGACAATCTGGTTTACGAGATGCTTACAGAAAACACAGGAAGCCACATGCTCGATTCGGGTGGTGCTTACGGAAGGCATTGGGAACGAAACCAAAAGAAAACTATTGATGACTTCAGCAACGAGGAGGAGGAAAACATAGAAGAGATTAGTTGGATTGACAAGGATGATAAGACCCACATTGAATACCAAAGAACTGTATCGGTCTTTCACTTCCTAAGCGACTTAGAACTTGACGACATATGCAACGAGTTCAACAGACTGAACACATTATGTAGTGATTGGGAAGGATTCCATTATGGAGTTTCAGAGGATGCATCCGACTATCTAAAAAGTATCGGTGAGGTAGAGATGAAACATCCGTTCAACACATACAACGAAGATAGCGACCTTTCACAGATACTGCAAGGTGCTTGGGTAGAACTAGACGGTGAGCAATACTTACTGCTACAGATTCACAATGGTTGTGACGCAAGGGGTGGGTATACTGACGCTAAGTTATTCAAACCACACGAAGAGTATCGGATTCATGAGTACCTATCGCAGTACAAATATCAAGATGAGATTATAGAAGACCTAGAACACTTAGAAAAATACAGCGCATGAAAACAAAGAAATTATATTGCTACGCGAAAGACTATAACAAAGTACGCGAAGCACTAACAGAATGGAATGTAAACTTCTCAGAGCAGGATGGATACTTCAAGCTAAACAATCAAGAAGCAATGACTATCGCTGAGAAACTATGTAACGATAAACTTTTACTCGCAGTAATAACTAATTAAAAAAAATATAGATATGGCACTAGAAATGGTCTTAAACAGAAAACACAAAGTGGTGAATCACGAATATGAACTTGATGCACCCAAGTATTCACTAACCTTAAATCATGGTGGTGATGAAATCAAAGTAAAGAATCCTCTGGAGGTAAAGGAAGAGATATTCCATTGGCGAAATGCTTACAAGATTCACGATTGGTTCGTGGAGAATGTTCAAGATGGAGACACTATGGGTGGGGAGTTCTTAGTCACCTATGAAAAGTTGAAATCACTAAGGGCTTTTTGCATGAAGATGCTTGAGGAGAAGCTTGACTCTGTAAATGATGACCCAAACGTCAACATGGATGAGGCACAAATCAACATGACGATAGCAAGCCTTGAGACAATAATCAATGAAGGTAAAAGGTTCTCAGCTAGAGGACATAGTAACCACCTAACTTATCATTCATCAATAGCATAATAAATTAATTCAAATCACGTTATATATACACTATGGGAAAGACAAAAGAAGAATTTACACGAATGAGAGAGGAGCAATGCGTCTCCTCCTTCGAGTCGAATGACTGCATGAAGGTGATGCAAAACTTCATAGAGGTCAAGGAGAGATACGAGTACGGTGACATATCAGCTATGGAGTTTGTTCATAGATGCATGGACTTAGCGGAATCGGCTGAAAATTATGGGCTCAAAGACTGGGAATCATGAAAATAATTAACACATTAAAAACTTTGTTGAAGAATCTGTTGACTTTTAGAAAAAAAACCTCGAACTTTGAAAAAGAAAACGCAAGGGAGCGAAAGGCTTATGTCAATCTAATCATGCAACAGAGTGTACTCTTAGATGAACACGAAGACTTATTAAAAGCATATGAAGACGCTCTTGAAGATAGCAATGGTAGCACCAATAGTGATACTGTGCGCAATATTAAACCCTCTAGTTAAACTTCAACTGTGGTTGATGAAAGAGGTAGAAACATTCTTAGAACTTTAATATAATACAATACAAATGAATAATTACAAATTTAAAACCACAAACATACGTGGAAAACAATACGTCGAAGTAAACGAGCGTATTAAATTCTTCAGACAGGAGAACAAGTATCAGAATTGGACAATCTCAACAGAGTTCACTGTGCTTAATGATGACCAATGCGTATGCAAGTGCATCGTCGCTGACGAACAGCAAAGAGTAATCGCTACGGGTCATGCACACGAGTTAAAGGCGAGCTCTCACATTAACAAGACAAGCTACGTTGAGAACTGCGAAACATCAGCTGTTGGTCGTGCTCTAGCTATGCTAGGTATCGGTATTGATGTGTCCATCGCCTCAGCAAATGAGGTTCAAGATGCTATCGCCAAGCAAAACGCACCAAAGAAAGCCAAGAAAGAAGAATCTGTTGATGCACAGTTCGACAAGGCGGTATCTTATCTTAAGAAATCTGATGACAAGGCAGATGCTTGGAGCAAAATTGAGAAGCAGAGTAAGTCTAAATTTAGTAAAGAGCAGGTTGATACTTTACTAGAACTAAGCGCACAATAATGCTGTCGATACAACTAGCAGAGAGCGTAGGGAAGGGACATCTTTCCTATAGCTCCATCAAGTACGCTCTTCAAGACATGAGATTGTGGGAGATGTACATGAGAGGTCAGCTCAAGAAGGAATCACCTGCGTTGTCATTCGGAAGTATGTATGATTGCTTACTGTTCACTCCGAAGGATTTCAAGAAGCAGTTCATGATTCTAGACGACAGAAAGATTTGTAAAACCATCGGTGGTCGAGCACCAAAGATGACTAACAAGTACAAGGCGTGGGCTAAGGACTACAAGGATGAAGCTGATGAGAAAGGTCTGGAGCTTATCTCTCACGATGACTTCACTAAGGCTCAAGAGATGATAGACAGATTAAAGAAGACTGGTGTGCTTGAAGAATACTTGAAGGGTGACTATCAGTATGAGTTTAATGAAGAGGTCAATGGGGTTCCTGTAAGAGGATTCCTAGACTGTCTAAACGAGGGATACATCTCTGATAGTAAGACAACTCAAAGCTTGGACAAGTTTAGATACAATGTATTCAGCTTCGGCTATGACATCCAAGCCTACATCTACTGTGAGGTACTGGGTAAGGAAAAGTTCTACTGGGTTGCTCAAGAGAAGGCTTACCCATATGCAATCGGTGTGTATGAGGCAAGTTCAGAAACGCTACAGCGTGGTGCTGAGAAGTTCAACATGGCTGTAGAAAGAATAACAGAATACTTAGATAACAAACAGAACACAGTCACGTTCTACAAGAAAGGAATCATATGAACACACGACAACTCATAGAGAAAGCTAGTAAACACTTCGGTGTTGACTTCACTAAGAAGATTACGTTCAGGGATAAGGGATATAGTGAGAAATCAATGGTCGTTTACTACGCCAAGTCCGAGCTTCTCATCCCAGTCTTTGAGCTAGAGAAACATCTTCCTAGCAGTTTGAATGAGCTTATACTACTATGGATGTTTGGTGAGCAGAAGATGTCTGACGTTAAGGAACGAAGACGGTACAAAAATTTTACACAATCAATTAAATAATAATCGTTATGAGCGAAAAAAAAAGCAAAGTGTTTGCGGGATACACTGAATCCCCAAGAGTAACGCAGAAGATTAGCTTTACTACAGAAGAGCTTGACAACCTCAAGCAATATGCAACAGGAAAGGGTAGGGTATACCTTACGATAGTATCCCTTCCAGACAGAGAAGACAACCGCAGGATGAAGGCATTCGCAGAAGTCTATGACCCGAACGCTCCAATGGAACAGGAGAAGAAGGTTAACAACATGGCAACAAACGACTTGCCATTTTAGTGAGTAAACGGAGGGGGGTTTTTTTCATTTCCCCTCCTCCATACTCTCGTAGCTCAGTTGGATAGAGCATCTGCCTTCTAAGCAGACTGTCAAAGGTTCGAATCCTTTCGGGAGTACGATTCAAGTAAGCCATTTGAATCTTAAGTGTGTACAATTGTAAGGGGAGGGTTTTATTGGTTAACCTCCCTTTACTTTCTAAGATGTTATATTGAAAACAAAAAGCTATGCCTAAGTACAAGTGCGAATGTCACGATAAAACATACACCATCTCTGATGTGAAGATTAAGATTAAGAATGGTGAGATATACTCAGAGGGAGCCGATTGCCCCAAGTGTGGGAACAACATGAAACTAAGTGAACCAAAGAGTGGGGTTGCCAACTTCAGTAGCAACTCGATGGGTCAAGTAAGATAGTCCAACAAATTTAATTTAAACAATATGAGATTCATAAAAAAACTATGGGTTAGGATGACTACGCACAAATATATCTATGCGGTAATAGTCAAGACAGTAGACCCACTATTCAATGACTTCGAACCATACGTCTTAGTATCATTCAAGAAATATGATGAGGCAATGAAGTTCAAGATAGCAAGACAAGAGGCACATGATGGTGAGTGCCTAGATATAAACAAAGTTTGGTTAACATAAATAAAAATAACTATGAGAAAGTTTGATAACTATTGGGAGTATTTACTCCGTCAAAAACATCCGTGGGCTAGGCTCACAAATGTATGCGTAACACCAATCATATTGGTTATGGCTATGATGAAGGCGTTTACTACAGGACAACCATACTTCTGGGTGATATGTTTGTTCGTCACGGTGATGGGATTCCAACAGCACAGACATTACTGGAACAAGTGGAATGACAAACATCGTTGAGCCATGAAGAATTTAGAGATAAAGATTTTTTCGCTGTGCGTCCTACTACAGGAGATGCTTGATGAGACTGAGGGTCACACAAACTTTAAGCACAAGGTAAGATACCACGTCAACAGCTTACAGAAGGAACTAGACAAGATACTAGACGTTGAGTTTGAAGAGGACAATGTTAGTCTGTTGATTAGTCACGCAACGAAGTCGTTGGAGTACGTGTTTGACACGATGATAGAAGAAGAAGAAGATAAATAAAAACAAAACATTAGAAATGAATATATTCGAAGAGTTGAAGAGGGACTACCTCATCAAAATCGGGATGAAGGAGATTCCCGAAAACAGACAAGCCAGTAGCGTTGAAGCAAGAGCTGCACTATCCAATGCCATGATACCATATTGCAGGCTGAAGAACATTGGACCACTGTGGAATCTTGACAGGAGCACAATCCACAACTACAAGAACAAGCACACAACATACATCAGAACTTCCGCAAACTATAGACGTTGGTTTTATTTGGCTTCCGAGATTGTAGAACAAAAGATTAATCAACAACCATATCAAACTTTTCTTTCTAAATCAAAGATGGCAGAGAGAGACAATCAACAACTGGTAACAATATCTAAAACTATAGAAATATTAACTCAAATTCATGGGAAAATCAAGCAAAGAGTTCGACCAAATAAATCCAATTCACTACAAGAAGTACACGCAAGAAGTCTGGAAGATTATGCTCAAGGTCTGGGGCAAGGAAGCGTACATAGCATTCTGCGAGATGAACAGTTTCAAGTATCGGATGAGAGCAGGGGACAAGCCGACAGCATCAATCGAGAAGGACATAGAGAAAGCGAGATGGTACGAACAACTGGCAAATCGTCTGCGCAATGAAGGAAAAGAAGGTAACAATATATCCGACAATATATCGAACACATGAAGCAGTAGTAACTAGCTTAGATACTGTTCTCTCTAGAATCAAAGATGGAAAGAGCGAGCATCGAATTCACAAGATACGTGAGGGCGATAAAAACGAAAAGCAAAACCTACCCGCAGTATGCTTTAGTGGTGTGTTTAAAGATGGTAAGAGGCAGGATGATTTGCTTGAGTATCACAGTGGACTAATCGTACTTGACTTCGACCATGTTGATGTAGACAGAGCAAAGAATGCACTCGCTGCTGATAAGTACATTATGTCCTGTTGGGAATCACCAAGCGGTGATGGTGTAAAGGCTCTTGTAGAAATCACAAACACCGAGAGACATCGTGACCATTACAGAAGCTTGAAGAAATACTTCGACGAGCAGTATGGTCTGGAGCTTGACAGCACAGGAGAGAACGAAAGTCGTGCGTGTTTCGAAAGCCATGACCCCGACATTGTAATCAAGAGTACATACGAAAAGTATGGGGGTATGCTGTCATCTCAATCCCAAGCACAAGAGGTTAGGACTACGGGTAGCAAGACCGACTTCATGAAGGTCAACATCGCTGCGATGATGCTCAACAAAGCCAAGGATGGTGAGAAGCACAACATGCTGATGAAGGCATCAACACTTATGGGTGGTTTCATTGCTAGTGGTATCGTCGAGGAAGCCGTAGCCATATGGGTTCTTGAGAGAGAGATTCAGAAGCACGAGCTCGATAACTTTGAGCAGGCTCAGAAGTCTATCAGAGAGGGTATTGAGAATGGTAAGAAGCTACCTATATCTGAGGTCCTACACACTGAGGACAGGATACGTAGGGAGATGAAGCTTAATGATGGAGACATGTCGTTCATTAGTGGTGATGATGTTGATTATGATTGGATAGAAAGCTACGTTGCGGGTGACATACCTGTGGGGCTATCGACTGGAAACAAATATGTCGATGAGCACTTTGTATTCAAGAAGGAGTTCGTAATGATTAACGGACACTCGAACATTGGTAAAACCACCTTTGCGCTGTGGATGCTAGTAGCTAGTGCAATGAACCATGACTGGACGTGGGTAATATACAGTAGTGAGAACAAGACAGCGGCTGTCAAGATGAAGCTCATGCAGTTCGCATTGAACAAGCAGATTGGTAGGACTACCTATCAGGAAAGAGCTAAGGCTAGGAAGTGGGTTGAGGAACATTTCGTTGTTATCGACAACAGCAAGGTGTACAGCTACACGGACATCATTATATTCTGTGAAAAGATATATCGTGAGAGAGATGGAAAGGTTGACGGTCTATTCGTGGACCCATACAACAGCTTGAAGATTGAGATGTCAGGAAATAGAGGGGTAGGAGTTCATGAGTATCACTACGAAGCGGCAAGTGAGTTCCTTACATTCAGCAACAACATGGAGATTGCATGCTGGGTTAACGCTCACTCTGTAACAGAATCTCAGAGAAGAAAAGGGGATGATGGTCTACCAGTAGCTCCGTTTGCCGAGGATACAGAGCATGGTGGTAAGTGGGTGAATAGAAGTGACTGCTTCATTACCTTACACAGGAAGATTCAACACCAAGACGTACTTCAAAGACGTGTTATTGAGATGCATGTGAGAAAGGTTAGGGAGACTGATACTGGTGGTAAACCAACACCATTCGCTCAACCATTGTACTTTGAGTTCAATAGCTCCATGTCTGGATTTGGATGCTGCAAGCCTGAAAGTAAGTTATTCACACCCCTTGGTCAACAACTTATTGGAAAACAAGATGTGTTGATTACTTGACATTGAATGTTAATATGTGTACATTCCCTCAATGGGAAGGAGACCAACTAGGAAAACAAGAAAGAAAAGAGACCTAAACCGTGGTGGTATAAAGTTGAAGTCAGGACTTGAGGCTTATTGTTATGACAGCCTAAAGCAACATAACATAGACTTCAAGTATGAGATGGATACTTTCTACCTCATGGATTCATTTAGGTATTCAGGTGTTTATCACAAGTCAACAAAGGGTAAGGACGTTATGACTGACGCAACTAACAAGGTTGTGTTACCAATAAAGTACACACCCGACTTCGTGAGTCATAAACACAAGTTCATTATTGAGACCAAAGGTTATGTGCCTACACAGCACACCTTTCCATTAAGATGGAAGCTGTTTTTAAAGTATCTGAACGATAACGACATGAGTGACTACATGTTGTTTATCCCAAAGAACAAGAAGCAGGTAGACAAAACCCTTGAAATTATCAAAAATAACATAGATGAACACTGAAAAACTAAGCGAGCTGTATAGCTACTCAACGCAAGAGATTCAGAAGCTCACCACAGAGCTTTATGAAAACCTGCACGAGAGTTCGGGAGCTCCAGTGTCAGACTGGAAGCAACTGTTGGACATGGCTAGGGAGTACAAGAGACTTGTAATCATAGAGCTTGAGTCCATGAAGGCGGCACTAAAGGAATACAACGAAGTCAACGATGACCAGTTGGATACAAGACCTTGAGTGGGGAGATAGGCTTGAGGGTGCTTGGCTCTCTTACCTTGAACAACACCTGCCTGATAGAGAATTCGTATTGTCTACTGGTAAGGTATCTGAATGGGACATATGGGATAAGACACTAGACAGGAAGCACGAAGTCAAGTGGGATACTGTGGCTAAGGCTAGATGGAATAGCTACGGCAGAGAGAAGCCGCCTACAGGAAACTTATTCATAGAGTTCTACAATCCAAGGTCTGATAAAGATAGTGGTATTGCCGTGTCTGAGTCTGACTACTGGGTGTATACAATGAAAGTATCCCCCGATGATTATGTGCCAGACATATCTTTTGAATACACCGTGGAGTACCTATCATTTGACAGATTAAAGCTGTTGGAGGGGTGTAGGAATGGCAACCTAAAGATTAAAGAAGTTGGTAGGGACAAGAGAAATAATCAAGAGGCAAACTCAAAAGGATGGATTTTACCTATCGACACAATAAAGAATAACGAGGATGCGTTTGGGTTTATGAAACAAGGAGACTTAACTAAGTATGTCTTTCCAAAATAAAATTTAATAAATGAGTAAGATTAATTTTCCCGATGAGTTCAGTGTAATGAAAGAAGCCATCGAAGAGGTGTTTGAACTAGACCTACACTCTACTATTAGACAGAGAAAGTATGTGAACGCAAGAATGATTTTTTCAAAATCTATGTGTGACAGGGGTCATACTCGAACTGATGTAGCTAAATACTTAAAGAAAAATCACGCAACAGTGATACACTACTTGAAGTATTTTGAAGGTTACTTGGCTACGGACATAGAGTTCAAAAGGAAATACAGAGATTGCACTTTGACATACAGGAATAAGTTCGAGCCAGTTCAAAAGATGAATAAGTCAAGAATGGAGCAGAAGCTCATAGAGCTCAGGAATGACAATGAAGACTTAAGAGGTAAAGTAGAAAGCTTGATGTCACAGATAAAGATTCTGAACCGTGAAGAAGATAGGTTCTCAGAAATCTATGACGTTATTCATGACCGAACTAGACGTGGGACTGAAGAAATGGTAAAGAATAAATTAAATAAAATGTTCAATGGATTATATGCCTGAAGTATCGAAATTTAGAATAGAACAAATTATGGATGAGCTTAAGGATGCTGAAGCAATCCTAGCTGATGGATTTGAAGAGGCTCTTGTAGGTCACACGCAGGGACCAAATATTGTCGCTGTATATGAATACGACATGTGTATCCACATCCTAATGGAGAGGGATGGGATGAGCTGCCTGGATGCAGTAGAATATATGGGGTTCAATGTACTTGGAGCGTATGTCGGAGAGAAAACACCGATATTCGTTTCTCTAAGGTAGAATCACTTCCTAGTTTTCTCTATGGTTCTTCCTGCGAAGTAAGCACCAAAGGCTGTCAACATTAGAATCTGTAATAGGTCTATGTAGCTGTCCTTTACGTTGAACTTCCAGTCGTCAAGACTATCAAACACCATTGTAATGCAGAACATTACCATCAGTGTGATTAGGGTAACAGGTCTGATTAGTTTAGCGAGCTTTACATCACTACCCATGTCAGCCTTCCACCTCTCAGTGACGTTGTTTTGGTAAGCAATCTCAGCATCAACCATAGCTCTAGCTTCTTCGGGTGACACATCTGGCTCCTTATCGAGTAGATTCTTTACCACCCCAAGAGCTCCATTGTCTGGAAGTAAATCACCCACTGTCTCTAGAACTTTGGGTGCTTTTTCCTTCAGCCATTTACCTAGCTTGGTGTCTTTTATTTTCTTCTTAGAACTCATAAAAACAAAGATAATTAATAAATACTGACGCTACTTAATGATGTATTTCTGAGCGTAGTGCCTATGGACTCTGTTCGCCTGTAGCGTGTCTCTTTTAGTTGTTGTTTCTGTGCCGTCAAAACTTTCGTATTCCCACACACTATAAACTGTTACACTGTCTGGAGGTATGTCCACGAACACCTTCACAGTGTCATAAATAACAATGTTGGTGACCTGCTCTAGCTCCACTACCCTGACAACCATTGAATCCCGTTCTTTTATTACCTCCCTAACTACAGTCTCTGTCCTTTCCATAATGTTATTGATGGTCTCTTCTATCTCAACAACTATGGTGTCAATCTTAGTCTTGGTTATTGTGGTAGTTACTGTATCTCGAATGGTTTCATACCTGTACTGAGGAGTAGAATCTACTGTGTCAACTTCATTTTTGCAGTTTCGAATGAGTAGCGTACAGATTACAACTACTGCGGCTATAGCTACTATATGTTTACTACTTGCCTGCAAGCTCATTAAGTATTTCAAGCCTTGCAGCAGTTCTAGCTAGGATGCTATCACTCTTGTGTAAGCGTATAGAAAGTTGCTCTATCTTAGCTTCTAAATAGATTGTGCGTTTAGAGCATGCCTCTATCTGACTAGTGTAGTTCATCCTGTTATCAATGTACAGATACCCAACCGCTAGTGTCACCAAGAAGAATACCGCCATCGTAGGATTCTTTACAAACTGCTCGAAGGTAATCGGAGCTTTCATTACTTAGGTCTCACAGATTTTAGTAGTAGTCTGATTTTGCCGTCTTTTTCTTTTATCGCTGTGACATAAACAGTCTCACAGGACAATGACATCTGAGCAGTCTCACCAAACTCTATATCCCATTCTACTTCTGTAGTATGGCTGGTAGCATGGTAATCAGTAACAGTAGCTCTTCTTATAGGTGTGTCATTACAACCTGCAAAAAGGACAAAAAGGACGCAAAGGGCAATTATTGCATTTCTCATTTCTCATAGTTCTAATTTTAATATATATCAAGAAATTTCTCTTTAACTACAAAGCTAGGGCAAGCCTTGGATGAAAATTCGTTGTGTCCATGAATAGTGATGTCTTCACCAAACAAAGTTCTGATTGAAGCAACCAGATGTTTAAAGGCATCCTCTTGTTCTGGAGTCATGGTGTCTTTTGGTTTGATGTCAGCATCTACCCCACCTATGTAACAGATTCCGATGGTGTCTTTGTTGTGACCCCTTACGTGAGCACCCTGCTTGTCTACTGGTCTCCCTATAGCTATGCATCCATCTAGACTGATAACGTAGTGATACCCTATATCAGACCAGCCTTTGGCTGTGTGCCAATTTCTAATTGTATCCACTGAATACTCTTTGCCCTCGACTGTAGCCGAGCAGTGTAATACTATTCTGTTTATATCTCTCATTCTTCTATATAATTTTCTTCAAGGTATATCTTTTCTGAAAGGATTCTAGGCTTAGTAATCCCAAGGTAAGTGTCAGTAAACTCCTTGTACTTAGAGAACTCAGCAGGTTTCATCTCTTCTTTCTTTGAGCGCATAAACACGTAATAGTCTTTACCGTCTTTTAGTGTTCTTGAAAGTTTTCTAAAGTCTTTGTTGTATTTAGCAAACTCTTCAGGATGGTTTTGCTTCATATAGAATTCAACTTCTATAGGTTTCATTGCGCTTTTAAATCTGTTGACTGCACGTTGCTGGTCAAATGGATTATCAGCCTTACCCTCTACAAGATTCATGATTCTATCCTTCCCTACGTCACCTTCAGTGTCCATTATTGCTTTTATCAACTCTGGATTAGATTCTTGAAGATATTCTAAAGCAAACTCTTCGTATGTTGCAAGCTCCTCTTCACTGCGGAACTTTCTTTCTTTAGGAGTGTCATCAATCTTTCTTATGTATAGGTCTAACTCCTTGTTAGAGAAACCTAACAACTGAGCTGCGGTCAATCCAGCTTTAAGGGCAAAGTGCGTGTCCATGGCTTGCTTGTCCTGCGGTCTAACATAATACTCTTGACCTGACATGCTTATGATTTTATTACCAGGAGTAGATAGGTTTTCAATCGTGTTGGAAACGTCAGCTATATAGTCCCCATAAGGTCCTGCGGTTGAACCAATTACACCAAACACATCTCCGTCAATCGCTCTCTGAATTGGAGTATATACATCAATGCCCCCTTCTGTTCTTTTCCATCTCTCATAACCATCTTCATCCCCAATGTTATAATCCCCATACATCATCCTGTCCATAGGGTACAACACAAATTTATTCGTCGCTCCTTTGATGTTATCATCAATGAATGATAGTGGTGGTAATGGCTGGAAGTCAACTATCACTTGACCTAGAACACGATGCCATCTTTTCTTCTTTTCCTCCTCTGAAATTTCTTCATCATCACCGAATAAAATAGACATCAGTGCTGGTATTATTATTGCGTTTACTGATGCAAACAAGGTGAGCTCGGAAAGGTGACCTAAAGTGGATACAGCTCCTTCACCAGCTGTTTCTTTTTTACCAAGCTTCAACAAGTCAGACATTATACTACGCTTCTTGTTTACAGCAAACCTAGAGAATGGTAGTAATATGTTTCGAGCATACCATGATATAGCCGCCTTCTCATCTTTTGAATCAGTATATAAATCAGCAGCTTGTCTTGGTGTAGATGCAGCTTGGTCTTTAGACACCATTGAGTTCGCATGACTAAGCGCATCTTGATTTGGGTTAGCAGCTTCTGCACTCCAATCTATTTCGTTAAAACTATCTACGACACCCTCACTAATAAGGAAGTCCCCATAGAATGCAAACCAAGACGCAACAGCAGCAACCTTATCCGTACCCTTAAGATTCTTCAGTGATATGTCTCTGAGTTTTTTCTGAATCTTTTCTAGCTTAGTCTCATCAAAGTTCATTGCACCACTGTACGGGTCGATGTTACCAGCCTCGTAGTCCCTTTGGAATACAGGTGAGTTTTTAAGTAGGTCGTATCTACCCTTGTCAAGAGACAGCTTTGAGTCCTTTTGAGCAAATGTCCTACCCGTATATATCGCCATCTCCGCAACAACCTGCATCAAGTATGGTATTGATTGAAGAGGGTTCTTTGTTTGGAACATCACAGAAATTAAAACAGATGACTGGGTTATAGTCTGTTTGATAAATCCACCGAACGCTTTCACAATTACTGCGTTTCTCAGGATGTTTAGTGGGTTGTTTCTAAGCTTCCTTCCAAACAGAGTGAATGTTGATTTGAACACGTCTGGAACCTTACCAGTGTCTTGAGCTACATAAGTCATAAACTTCTTCTCAAGCTCCTTTCTCATAGGTTCAGATGGAATCAATTCAGAAACAGCATCACTATTCAAAACGAAAGATGCTTTTGCTACGTCTCCAACTGTGTTTGATAGAATTGTATTTTCTCTAAGTGTCCTCTCGTTTATCGAGATGAAATCTAAACCAATAATATTTCTACCACCAGAAAGTGAACGAGCATTACGCTCAAAAGATGAACCAGCAACCTTCTTCGTTTTAGATAATGTTGTGGCTTGTAAAGCCATTTGCATACCCCTCTGTATCTTCAGTATGTCCTCAACATCTTGATTTTTATTTTTAACCCTGATGTCAAATGGTGTATAGTTGTCCTCAATGACTAGCTCTTTCCCAAGATATCTCTCCACATAATTACTAAAGCTAGGTGCTTGAGAGTTGTGAACATCAACCATGAAGTCAACGAATCTAATCAACTCAGGACGTTCATTCTTGACTTTATCTTGAAGCCCCTGTATGTCATTAGTATTGGAGAATAAGAAGTTGTAAGCGTCTCTTACTTCCTCTAGCTCTGACTTTGTGAGAGCAGTCTTGTTTTCCTTCTCATAATATTCAATAGTGCTCTTCATTGAATCACGAAGCTGGTTATACCATATTGCAGCAGCATTCTCGCCTTCAATTTCAACGGAAGGAATCTGTCTAGACATTGAGAATACCTGCATGATAGCTCTGTCAAACCTTGTTGTAACACTACCACCATCTTTCTCTATCTCGTTGATTTCATTGTTCATCAACTCAACAAGCTGTGAGTGTATAAAATCAGCCTTAGAGAATGCAGTCTCCATACCAGCAAGACCAAGAGCAACCCTTAGCTTTGCCATCGTTTTGTTGTCGGTGACTATCAGGTTTCTCAAGAATGAGTCAACAGTATCCATCAATCTAAGAACTACTCTATCCCTAGCTTTAAGGTTTTTAGACTTCATTATATCTCTTAACCTCTTAGGGAAATCTAGTTTACCCATAACCAGAGAATGCAGATAACCAATTCCGAACTTAGAATCATTAACCACATAGTCATCTATCTTGTAATCTAAGTTGATGATGTGTATTCTGTCAAGTTGATTTAGCCTTTCTCTTAGGGAGTTTACATCTAAATCCTCTGCCTTGAACACACCAAGTATTTCGGCAAGCTGTGAGTCTTCTAGGATTTTCTCAATGTTCATTACTATCCTAGGAATCATCACATCATTTATGATTGCCTCCTTCTTGAGCTCATCTTTTTCAGCAGCCTGTCTTGCAAGTTCTTCTACAACCTGTTCAACGTGAGCTGGGTTTGCTGGGTCCAGCTGGTCGTTCTGATTCTTTTCGTTATACTCGTCTATGTAATTGAGGATAGCCCTACGACTTGCAGATAACCTGCTTCTCTCGTAGTTCTTTGTAATCTTATCGTACTCCTCTTGGAATGAAGTGTTGTTTTTCTTAGCTCTTCTCTCAGCCCTAGCAACAAAAACAGCCTGTCTACCTAGCTCTTCCATAGCCTTGAAGTTTGAGACTATATCGCTTAATAGGTTTGCCTCAATCTTCTCTGGTGCTACACCAACATAAACCTCTTCTTCCTTGTCGAACTTGGCGGTAGCCGTTGACATGGAGTCAATGGTATTCATAATCGTTGCCACAAATGCTTGCAGCTCAGACTGAGGGATTAGTGCTGGGTCTATACTTGCCAATACCCTAGCTATCCTTGTGTACGTTGCCCTGCTCTTTAGTGCTTCACCCTTCTTCCTTCTTTTAGACATTCTCTTGAGCCTGTCTTGAAGTTTCTTTGTGATTTTTATTGCCTTTAGATACTGTTCAAGAGCAGCCTTCGCATCTCTTTCATCAAAGATTTTAGATATTCTATCAATGGCTGATTGCATTGCATCAAGACCTGAGTCCTTAACCTTCTTAGAGCTAGTCCTGTGCGCAGCTGCAACAGCTTTGAAGAGTCTTGCAAGTTGACCTCTTGTGAATGGAGTCTTGTTGTTCGCCTTCATCCTCTCGTCAACAACCTTGATTGCCTCCCTCATGAACTCTTGGAAGGTCTTAGACTTATTCATGACCTCCTCTAGCTTATTCCTAAGATTCTTGGCTTCTGTAGAAAGTTTTCTCCTCTCTCTTTCAACCTTAGCAGCAACCTTCATCGCTTCCTTCTTACCAGCTGTCCTACCTGTCTTGTAAGCAACAGCACTCTTGTACAATCGCTCGGCAGTTTCCTTGGTCATTCCAGCACCTATAAGGGCATCCATAACCTCTTTCTTTTTGTAAGCGAATGCACTTAGCTGACTGCTTGTATCATCTTGTATTGATATAGGATTCTTTCTCCTATTATCTCTCTTGATTGATGGGTTTGGTGAAGCCTTGTCTATCATGTTGGCAACAACCCTAACAAGCGGGTCTTGAGCCTTTGCTGTATCAACAGCCTCGGACTCTGGTTGTAACTGCAAAGAACCATATTTAGCCTGACCCATACCAAGTTTAGCTTTAAATGACGCTTGAGCAGTTTTATCAGTATACACTTTTAACTTTCCAGCAGCCATGATACCTTCTGTTGTCGCCAGCTTTATGTAATCCTGCATGTTTAAATAAGCTACAGTTCCGTCTGCTTTTTCAGCTTGAGCTTTAAGGGAGTCGAATGATGTCTTATTATTAAGCAACTTTATCTTTGGAGTCTTCTTATTGCCGTTCTCGTCAAGCATGTACATGATGCCTGGGTAAGAAGGATTATCTGGTTGAGAATCAGCAATAAGTTTTGAGTCAACCTCGATAACCGCATACACATGATTCTGAGGAACGCCATTTATAAACTTTTCCGTGAGAATATCTATAACAGACTCTTGAATAGCCCCACCAAGACTTAATGCGCCTACGTCCTTACCTAGAAGGTTACCAACAATACCCTTTGCTTGCTTAATATTTTCTTTTGCTTTCCCAGTTTTAAATGTAGCATTGAACACTACACGAACTCTATCTAGGAATAACTTTCTCTGGTCAAATGTTATTTGATTTTTGGGGTCGGACATATACTTTATAATCCTATTGCCAATCTCTATATTAGTTCCTTTATCTAGAGCAATTTCTCTTTGCTCTTTCTTGCTAAAAACTTCTTGATAAGCTTTAATAACAATCTTACCATATTGAGCTTCTGTTATGATTTTCTCCTCGGCAAGTTTAGTTGCTATTGTACTAAGTATGTTAGCATGAGCAGTGACACCAGATGCGCTTGAAAGAAGCATTTCCTTTCTTCCAGTCATTAGAGAAATATAAATCTTGCCAGATGGTGAATCTTCAAGCATCTTGTTTGCCTTTCTAACAAAGGCTGTTGGAAGCTCTTTGAACGCCCATGTGTCACCAGTGCTTATGGGATAGAACACCCCACCAGAACCATTAAATATAACATCACCGTCGACTTTAACTTGACCGACAAACATGTTGTCTGGGACCATGCTTAGTACAACATCGTCTCCTACCACAGCTCTCAAGTCATCTGCATATTCAACATTATCATCATACTTCTTACGGATTTCTTTATCTTCAGACTCTATATCATAAGACGTTTCGAATATCCCAAACTTCTGAGCCTTAAGCAGTGTGGCAGGATTTGATTCTTGTGTATTCTGTCCAGGGACTATTGATTGAAACTTTACTGTAGCACCTTCTTTGGTAGTAACGGTGAATCTTTCATCTGTTACAGAAACCTTTTCAGCATCTTTAGCAAGAACCAATGCGCCTATCTGAATAACTTCAGATGCAGCAACGACAGGCTTACCATCTCTCTTGTCGTAGAACCAACTGTGTCTGAAAGGGTTCATACCTACTTGAATCCATCCGTCTAGCTTACCTTCAGATAGGTCAGATATATTGTACTGGTCACCCTCCATAATCTTAACAGCTTCCTCTCTTAAAGCCTCAGGACTGTGGTTATTCCAGTCACCAAACATCCTAGCTATCGTAGTTTTAGGCTTATCTAATGCTATATTTAAAGCCGCTTTAGATGTGGAGTCAAACTGAACATCCTTGATGAGTGCTGTCTGTGCGTATCCTATCGACTTACCTCCTAAGAAAGGTGTTCTATCAGCAGTCCTTGAACCTTGATGGAGCGAAACCACCCAAACATCGTAGTTGTCGTAAGCAGGAATATCTAACCTAACACCAGTATAATAGTTGTCTGGGATATCCTTATTCATCCCTATAATTCCTGACTCAAGTTTATTAGTGTTTAGTGCAGCACCAATGTCTAGTGTAGAAGGAATCTCAGGAACTTCTAAGAATGGCTTGATTGGTGAATGAACTTTTACCGCCTCTAAGTATTGCTCTTGAGTCATCTCATTAGCAACGTAAGACTTGAGAGCGTCAAGAGCTCTTGGAACCCTCTTTTGTCTCTGACTTTCATCAAGTTTTAACTCTCCTTTTCTTGCTTCTAACGCTTCTACTGTGGTGTTTTCAGCTTCAAGGAATGAGTCTATACCTGGCTTGTTTTGAAGCTCAACAAGTGGACCTTGTTGTTTCTTGTTAGCAATATTAGATGCGTAATCAAAAGCCTTCCCGTAGTCTTCCATACGGATACCCTCACCAACTTTACCTTCACCGTCAACGAAGAAAACAATATCAGGCTGGTCCTTGAGAGGAGATGTCTCAGCATCCCAACCCTCAGGTGCAAAGTCTGGATTGAAGTCAAGTCTTGCGACAGGTTTGAAGCCATTGTCAACGTACATGTTCTCAAGCCTAGTTGCGTAGGCATCAAAGAACTTACCTCCAGCCTCTACCTGCTTGTCAAACAAAGGCACACTTACTCTTCCTAACTGTGAGTCTGCATTCTTAAACAGACCACCCATATAACCATCAGCGGTTACGTAAGAACCAGCAAGACCATCTCTAGTCATGAATAACTTAGCCCCGTCGTCAAGCATCTTTTGTACTTGCTCTGTATTTAGGGGTGAAACCTGTATCATTAAGTTTCTGCCAAGCTCTTTGTCCCTATTGATGGCAGCAGCCATAGCGTCAGCATATCTAGATGCATCGGTAACCTCCTCCACATCTCTTAATCTAGCCTCAGGCTTTTGTTGTTTGTTTTCAAAGTCATCAACTACAGTAGCCATGACCGAGTACCCCATTCTCTTGGAAGCCTCGGCAACATCGTCAAGTGCTGTAATCTGTTCCCCCTCACGGATTTCTCCAGAGATTTTTTGTATAGCACTAACAAGGTCTTCAAGCTTTGGCTTTGCTTGAATATCTATACCTGTGGTTGATTTGAGTAGACCTGTTATAGAGTCTGCGAATCTGTTGACCATGCTTCTCTTGAACTCAATACCAACATCTTCGTTAGTAATGTCACCAAGAAGCTCAACTAAGAACTCTTCTGATATTATCGACCTACCACTCTCGAATAACTGTTTTATTGTGCCATCACCGTCAAATTCTTTTATGTATGACTTTAGAAAGTTTTCATACTTTGTTTTAAGTTCACCACTCAGACCATTGAAAAGGTCTTGCGCTAACTTACGCATTGCCTTATCCCCAATGGTTTCTAGAAGGACCTCATGATATGCTTCGTGATATGCTGTGTTCTCCCTAATGGCAGGAGCGTAAAGATGTATTTCACTTGCAACACCCTCTTTGCTTCTTTTTATGTGTAGACCTCTAGAAAGTTCATTGTTAGTTTCTTTCTCAAAGGCTTCTGCTGTTCTGTGAAAAATAACCCTAACACCATCGCCAGTTTTAGCTAAAGCTTTTACAACTTGCAATGCGTTCTTCATTGATTTAAGAACCTGCTGTCCAGTGTTAGCACCTACTGCTTCAAGAGGTTGGATGCTTTCACCCGTTGTTTGTTCTAATGCTTCAGATACCTCATCCAAGTTCTCCATTGTAACTTCAACAGAATCACCCTTACTGAATAATCCACCATAACCATTAAACAACTCATCAACCTTAGAAACATTATCTAGTATTCTCTGAGATTCACCCTGCCCGTCAATTTCATACTTTGCGCCTTCTTCTTTTTCAATGGAGTATCTTTCGTTATAAAGCTTTTCCATCTCAACTGCCACATCATTTTTAGCGTCACCAGTTAACTTACTATATTGAATACCAAGGGCAATCATTCTTTTTTGAACACCCATCAATTTTTCATATGCCTCTGGAGACTTCTCCCTGATGCTCTCGTAGAACTTTATCTTCTCTTTTCTATTCTGTGCCGCTTCCATAAAAGCATTCGCAAGCTTTCGACCTATTGCAGCCTTTCCACTATTGGTGGTTTGTTCAGAGAGTTGGTTTTCTAACGTTTTTATCTTTATCTGGTCTCTTATAAGGGGAGCGTCGTATAGTGCTAAAACTCCAGCAGAAGCTTTACTGGCGGCAAACATTCCCCCCATGGCTGTTACTTTTAAACCACCCCCAACAGTACCCATACTCCCAGCAAGAAACAGCCCTGCGTAAGCACCATCTTTAACTGCTGATGTAAACTCTTTAGAATCAAACTTCTTACTAGGGACTGCTGCTACGTCGAGCAAGTATTGTACACCTGCTGTCGCTGCTTCTGTAGCACCCTCCTCAAGCATACCAATCCCAGTGCTTTTAAGAAAACCTGACACCCAAGATTCTGCGCCTTTACGTGTAAGGCTACTTAATATCTTACCACCAACAATAGTTCCAACTAAGGCAGGGGCTCCCTCTGCGATACCATAGGCAGAAACGTATGCCGCCCTTTCCAACATGTTCATGTCGTTAAACCATTCCTCCTCTCTTACCCTTCCATAGGTAGTCAACATACCATAGGATGAGGTAACGGCAAACGTATTACGGTTTATTGCACCGAAGGGTTTAGTTGCTTTAAACAGTTTTCTTTTAGCAGCAAACCTTGCACCCGAACCTTTAGGAGCTCTTTTCACAGCTCTAGCAAATCGACCTCTCGTTGCGGCAGCAGTAGCCATAGCTGCAACCATCATAGGACCACTATCCCCAAGCATTCTCAAGCCCTCTCCAACGAGATTATCTAATTTCTCATCGTCGATGGATGCGTGTAGTGTGAAGTCCCCTTTTGAAGTAACGTCTGGAGTTAGTTCTATTGAGCCAACAGCCTCCTCGAATGTTTCTCCGAAACCTCTATTCTTAAGGGGTATAGGTAATTCATCATCGTAAGACTCTTTAAGAATGTCCCAGCTTTTAACTGCTTCCTCTGAGTATCTAGTCATGTAACTGTCACCTGTAACAGCCCTTAATACATCTAGAATAGCCGCATCTCCAGACCTAGCAACATCTACAAGACTCCTCATAAATGCAGTTGAAAAACCTAAGTCAAACTTTTTGTGATAGTCTGCACCACCAAGGTATCCATCTTGACTTAAGTCTACAGGAAGATTGTATTCATCTAGAAGGTACTTCTCATACTTTTGAACCTTGGTTCTGTCACCCTTTATATCTTCTGGGATGAGTGACTCTAATTGTTCACCTGAAAGCATGGCAACCTTTCCACCAAAGAAAGATTCCTCTTCAGCTAAAACCTGCTCGACGGGAATGTCAATTATTGCATAACTACCAACTTCCTGGTAAGTTTCACCACCACCTTTAGCATAAGCAGCGACTCTCGGACTTATACCAGCATAAAGGCTCTTTTTTATACTGGAATTCTCAATACCATCATTATACAACTCATCAAGTATGGCTTGACTAGCCGATTTTCTAGCCTCATCATTAGGTGCTTTTTTGTAAGCTTCGGCTAGTAGGTTATACTTTTCGGATGGGATGTAAGGTGACTTACCGTCTTCAGATTCAAAGTGATTAAAATGAGAATCTACCCACTGTTCTGCGTTCCAGTTCTCCTCGTATACTGAATCAAAATTATCACCAAAACTTCTAGCGTATTGATTTAATATTGTGGTGTCTTGTGTTGGGATGTACCTTACTTCACCACCAATATCTACTAAAAGCGAATCCGAATCTTGAGACACCTCTTCTCCGTCCAAACTTCCAGTCGAGGGAAACTCCGTAGAATCCGTTCCCAAAAGAGAAGGAGAAGGTGAAACTTCTTCCGAAGCCAGTGAATCTTTTTTTTTTTTAGAATTGTAACTTGTGACAATCCCTAGCAAGTCATCTCTGCTTGCACCACTTGCTTGTGCTTCCTCTAAAAGAGCTTTTAATTCCTCATCCATTCTTCAAAAATACTAAAGATTTTACTTTTGTGACTTCAAAAAATCACCCAACTGTTTTTCGTTTTGAGCTTGCTCTGCCTTTAATTCATCAAGGTCTACATTAGGAAACGCTCCAAGCATGGCATTTGCCATCACTGCCTTATTAACCTTTTGATTCCTTTTCGCCTCTTCAGCTTTTATGCTTTCTAGTGTTCTTGCTTGACCCAACTGAAGAATCTGGTCATATGTTAGCTTGTCACCAGTTGCTGGGATTCTTTTTAATGCAGCCTCAACCTCATCGAATTGAGCATTTGCTGGCGGGATGTAAACAACATCATACTCTGTTTTATTACCGAAGTCTACGTCGAACCCTGCTTTACCTTTAAGAACTTTATAAGCTACTACTTCAGCAGTCTTAGGGTCCAAGATAACAGCGTCAACCATTATCTTTGAAGCTTTACCTGATTCACCAAATTCAACTTGGGTACCAAAACTTTGACCTCCAACACTAAGCTTAACTCCAACACCTCGTTGCGATTGTTGTTTCTTATCCTCAACACCTAGGTTGTATTTAGTGTTGTAAGGCTTAGGAATACCATCCATAACTTTCTCAAAGTTTGCCCTGTTCTTTTCGGCTTCTTTAGCCTGAGAAGCTCTATAGACATTTTGTTTAGATGTCTCGTCTATAACACCCATCATCCCTAATGTTAAATCTGCTGTGTACTCATAGTATTCTTTAATGGATTCTCTAGAATTTGTGACATTTTCCATACCTGCTCCTTCAAGCATTTCATTAGTCACATCAAAAATAAAATCACCAGCTTCGTTGAAGCTACCACTAGTAACGGAAGTGCTTTTACCTTCGTTGTCAGTATAAGTTTGAGTGTTTAATTCAGAGTTATATATAGTGTTAGCTTTTTCTATATCTTCCTCTGTCATTTCAGACCTACCAGGAATATCTTTAGTCTTATAATAAAATGCAGCAGCAGCTTCTGAAATCGCACTTGG